CCGGCGAGGACGGCTTCCCTTTTTTGGGGGGCCGTTTTTTGTTGCCCACGAGGACGCCGCGATCGACACGCCCGACAGGATCACACATCCGAAAAAGCGCGCCTTCCTGGCCGCCTACGCCAGGTGCGGGATCATCGCCACCGCCGCGCGCCACGCCGAGATCACCCGCTGGACCTACTACCACTGGACCGAGCACGACGACGACTTCGCGGCGGCGGCGAAGCTGGCCTACGCCGAGGCCGGCGACTACATCGAGGAGGAGGCGCTGCGCCGCGCCACCATCGGGCGCGAGGTTGTCAAGGAGATCTACGAGATGGGCGTGCTGGTGCGCCGCGAGGTGAGCCACCAGGTCTCCGACACGATGCTGGCGATGATGCTCAACGGCGCCAAGCCCGAGAAGTACAAGGTCCGCGTCGACCACTCGGGCGAGATCGGCGTCGGCGTCAAGACCGTCGCCCGCGAGCTGTACGAGGCGCTGTGACGTGCCCGTCGCCGCCGCGCCCGTCGCCGACCCGCGCGCCTACGTCGCGTTCGGCGACGTCATCCTCGACTTCTTCCGCCACCGCGGCACGGAGTCGGTGCTCGAGGGCCCAGCCGACACCGGCAAGAGCCGCGCCTGCCTCGAGCTCGTCCACGCCGCCTGCGAGAAGTACCCCGGCTGCCAGTGGTCGATCGTGCGCAAGACCCGCTCGTCCATCACCGAGACCGCCCAGAAGACCTACGAGAAGTGGGTCCGTCCCGCCGGCCGCTCCCGCCTCTGGCACGACCTCGAGTACCGCTACCCCAACGGCTCGGTGATCGTGCTCGCCGGCCTCGACGAGCCGACGCGCCTGCTCTCCTCCGAGTTCGACGGCGTCTACGTGATGCAGGCCGAGGAGCTCACCCAGGACGACTGGGAGATGCTCACCACCCGCGTCACCGGCCGCGGCGCCGTGATGCCCTACGCGCGCCTCATCGCCGACATGAACCCCACATCCCCCGGCTTCCACCTCTACGCCCGCGAGGCCGCCGGCCAGGTGACCTTCTTCCAGGTCCGCCACGCCGACAACCCCACCATCACCGAGGAGCGCCTCGCTCCCCTCCGTAACCTCACCGGCCACCGGCTCCGGCGCCTCTACTACGGCGAGCGCGTGTCGGCCGAGGGGATGTACTTCACCGAGTGGGACCCCACCGTCCACCTCGAGGACGCCTTCGACCCGCCCCCCGACTGGACGCGCTGGCTCAGCGTCGACTACGGCTTCGCCGACCCCTTCTGCGCCCTCTGGTTCGCCCGTGCCCCCGATCCGCGCCGCACCGTCCACGTCTACCGCGAGCTCTACGCCACCGGCCTCCGCGACGAGCAGCAGGCACAACTGGTCGCCGCCCGCTGCCAGGGCGAGCGCATCAGTAAGGCGGTGGGTGACCCGTCGATGTTCAACCGCCGGAGCGAGCAGGACAAGCCCAGTATCGCCTCGGTCTACCAGGCCGCCGGCGTGCCCCTCGAGCCCGCCCAGAACAGCCGCGTCCCCGGCTGGCAGGCGGTGCGCCGCCTCCTCGCCCACGACGCCGAGACCGCGCCGCGGCTGCGGGTGATGCGGGAGCGGTGCCCCAACCTGATCAGGACGCTGCCGGCGATGGTGCATGACCCGCTCGACAACGAGGACCTGGCCGACAAGGTCGGGCACGCCAAGACCGAGGACCACGGGGTCGACGCCCTGCGCTACGGCGCCCTGCTCGAGGCCACCGCGTCCGCCCCGCCGCCGCGTCCGATGCGCTTCGGGGCCGTCCGGTGACCGACCTGCTCGCCGCCGAGGGCACCCTCTCCCGCGACCGCGACGACGCCGGTAAGGTCAGCGAGATCAGCGAGATCGTCGACTCCCTGCGGGCCGACTTCAAGGCGCGCGACCACCTGTACGACGACATCGATAAGGTGATCTACGGCGAGGTGCCGGTCCTGATCCCCGAGGCGTACCAGGAGTACGCCGAGGAGGTCAGAAGCCCCCTCCCCATCCACATCACCAACACCATCACCGCCGCCATGACCGTCAACCCCCCGACCACCCAGTTCCTCCCCGTCGGCTTCGGCGACACCCACCAGGAGAACGCCACCCTCCGCGAGCACTTCTTCGACGCCTCCTGGCGCCGCCAAGAAGACGAGGCCGACTCGCAGCTCTTCCGCAAGTTCATGCACGCGCTCATCACCAAGGGCGAGGGCGTCCTCAAGACCACCGAGCGCAGCAAGAGTGCCTTCGCCGGCTACGACACCTACTCCCGCACGCTCCAAGAAGCCCTCGACTCCGACGAGTACCGCCACCTCGACCAGAAGCAGAAGGACGACAAGTACCACCACGACACCGAGGACTACAAGCGCGGGCGGGCCGGCTACCCGATCACGACGGTGGACGTCCCGCCCGAGACGTACTACTACCTGCGCGGCGCCGGCGGCGTGACCTGCGTGGCCGAGGTCAAGCGCGTCCCCTACCTCGAGACCCTCGCCAAGTACGCGATGGGCCTGGACGGGGGCGGCCGGGTCTGTCCCGCCGCGATGGGGATGCCGGTCGCCGACTGGCACCGCGTGATGAGCCGGGTGCGCACCCTCCTGATGGTCGAGTTCTGGACCTACAAGGAGTGCACCTACCTCCTCCTCGGCCCCGGCGACACCGCCAGCGGCAGTGGCAAGCTCGGCCGCGGCCAGCTCGTCAAGTCCTTCAAGCACGGCTACGGCGACCCGGTGACCAAGAGTCTGCGTGGTCCCTACTTCCAGGCCCAGGGAGTAACGACCAGTAGCCGCCAGCCCGACCGGACTGGGCTCAGCGTCATCTACGGCTTCCTCCCCCTCTTCCCGCTGCTGGATCGCCTCCTCACGGCGCGGGGTGCGAACGCCACACTCACCGCCTACGCGAGCTTCAAGCGGCTGCAGCCACCCAACGCGGGGCTCCCCGACTCGGACTACGGGCGGGACGGGACGGAGAAGCGGGTCGGCTCCCCCGAGGTGATCGAGCCGGGGACGATCTACCCCTACGACGTCGGCCCCATCGAGATGCCCGAGGGGGGCCGCGAGCTCGACAAGATGCTCGGCGAGGTCCGGGGCCTCATCGAATTGGCCCTCCCGTCGGTGGTGCAGGGGGTGGTGGACACCACCGACTCGGGCTACGCGCTGAACCAGGCGGTGCATCTGGCGATGATCGCGTGGAGCCCCATCGTCGCCAACGCCGAGCGGGCGCTGGCCAAGCGCGTCGGCTTCGAGTCGTGGCTCATCGAGCACAAAATTATGGAGACCGTCTACTGCTGGGGCGAGCCGCCCAAGGGCAAGAACAAGCGCGGTGGGGACGCGGGCTGGCTGGGGATTGGTCCCGACGAGCTCAACGGGGTCCACCGGTACAAGATCCGGCTCGACCCGGACACGCCCTCGAACCGGGTGATCGATGTGCGCCAGCACGCCGAGATGGTGGCGCAGGGCTTCGAGACCAAGGCGATGGCCATCGAGGAACTCGGCGGCAACCCCGACGAGGTCGAGCGGGGGCTCTTGCTCGAGATGCTCAAGCAGGACCCCGCCATCCTCGACCGGATGAAGCAGGGGGTCTTCCAGCAGCTCGCCCTGGCCGACCAGCGGCGCCTCGCCGAGGCCGCCCCGCCGGCACCTCCTGCCGATCCCGGCGCGGCACTCGGCCAGACCGGCCAAGTCTACCAGCCGGGTCAGGAGGGGATGCCGCTCGTGCCCACCCCGGCCGGCGCGGTGACCGGTGGTGGGGTGGGCAGTGGCCTGCCGGCCAACCCAGCCGGGATGCCGGGTGGCGTGCCGAACGCGCCCGGTGCCGCGCTGCCGCTGCCGGGGCAGATGTAGATGCCTCCCAAGAAGCACCTGTTCGAGCAGGTCGCGGACGAGCTGGGTAGCTGGATGGCGACGACCGAGGAGGCGCTCGTGGCGGGGATGCACGACGGCGACAAGGCCCCCTTCGCCGCGCCCCTGACCGAGCGCCAGAAGCTCGAGGTCTACCGCGCGATGCTCGAGAACCCCGACGGGACCGAGAACGCGGCCGGGGCGCAGGAGCTCATCGCCACGCGCGGGGCGACGGTCTACGCCGCGGCCAAGCTCGCCCTCGCCAAGGACCGCCGCCGCGACATGGACGCCACCCCACCACCCCGCACGCCTGAGCCACCGCCGACCGAGGAGGGGGACTGATGCCGACGCTCAACGACTTCGGGGACGCGGGGGTCTACCGCGTCGAGCAGCAGGCGACCGAGCTCGCCCGCAAGATCGGTATTCAGCCCGAGATCATTATCCAGTTCTTCAACGACAAGGCGCATTTCCCCCAGACCCTCGACGAGCTCAACGCCTGGGGCAACACGCCCGACAAGGAGTACGGGGTCCGCCGCCGCGCCGCCAACGGGGTCTGGACGCCCATCATGCAGGGGGTCACCCCCGGCAAGGCCGAGAACGATCCGGGCTTCTCCCACCGGATCGCCAACGAGGTCGGCAAGGTTCAGCGGTTCCAGCAGGTGGACGCGCAGGGCAACGTGTTCGGGGGGTCGTGGGACCCGGCCTGGAACGCGGCCCATCCGGGGCTGGCTGGCCGCAGCGCCTCGGCCGGGATCGCCTTGGGTCCCCCGACGCGGACCGCCCAGGCCCGCGCCTTCGACCCCAACAACCACGTCGCCCCCAACGCGGGCGGCTTCACCTCGGTGGTCGACGGCGTGCCCAACCAGTTCGCCACCGAGGCCGAGGCCGCCGCCGACTACAACACCCGCACCGGTGACGCGCCCCCGTCCGCACCGTCCGCACCATCCGCCCCGAGTGCCCAGCCGTCGGGCGGAGGCAGTGATCCGGGCACCACCGCACCGGGGACGGGGCCGGCGGGGCAAGGGGTGAACATCCCGGCGGCGCAGCTGGCGGCGCAGGTGGCCAACAACGCCGTCCTGGCCTGGCTGGCCAAGCGGCGGCTCGAGGAGATCGACCTCCCCGAGCTGGCGCTCAAGACCGAGGTCGAGCGCGAGAAGCTGCGCCAGGACCTGGCCAAGCAGGTCTGGCTCCAGGCCTTCCAGACCGCCCAGCTCACCGGCAAGGCCCCCGACGGCACGCCGACCCTCGACGCCCAGAAGCTCGAGGACGACCGCCGGCGCCTCGAGGCCGAGCTCACCGGCCGCGCCCCCGGCAGCGGCCCCGCCGGCCGCGCCGCCGCCGCCTTCGCCCAGGCGAAGGCCGCCAACCCGGCGATCACCGGGTCCGGCCCCGAGGCGGCCGGCATCTGGGCGCAGACGGCCGGGATCTCCCAGGAGCAGGGCGCCCAGATGGCGGCGCGGGCCAACGCCTACTACGCCGCGACCGGGTCCACCATGCCCGAGGACGTGGCGGCCCGCACCCTGGCCGAGGTGACGGGTCGGCCAGCCGGGTCCTTCCAGACCCTGACCCCCGACGCCCAGCACACCCAGAATCAGGACGCCATCGCGGCGCTCAACGTCCTGTCCCAGCTCCGGGGACCCGAGAACGCCTTCGTCTACGCGCAGACCCTGGCCAACCTGCCCGACAGCGTGCGCGCCACCATCCAGCAGATGACGAGCACCCTGCCGGTCGCGTCCAGGTCCCCCGCGCAGGCCGGCGTGCTCGGGGACGTGGGCGTGCCCCAGCCGGGGCAGCCACCAGCCACACCCCCAGTCGCGCCACTGGGGCCGACGGCGACGGGCGGGCAGGCGGCAATCTCGCCCATCGTGCCGGGGCAGATGACGACGCCGCTCACCGCCGAGGCGGGGCTCGGCCCCGGCACGATGAACACCCAGCGGTCGGCGGCCCAGACGCTCGCGACCCTCCCGGTCGCGGCGCCCGTGGCCAGCGGGGTGACCAACGCGGCCCAGGCCACCGGGGCCAGTCCGGTCGCCGGCGCCTCGCCGCTCGCGGACGCGATGCGGACCGCCCCGCCGACGGCCTCTCCCTTCGGGCCGGATGGCCGGGCACCGACCCCCGCCGCCGTCGCCAGCCCCTTCGGCCCCGACGGCCGCGCCCCCGCCGTGGGGGTGGTTGCCCCCGACCCGACGGCCACGGCCGGCACCCGCGCCCCCGGTGGCCTCGGCGCGCCACCCCCGGTCCGCCCAGCCGTGCCGGGGAGTCTGGGTGCCCTGGCTGGTCCCCCGCCGGCGGCCGGGCAACTTCCCGTGCCCGGCCAGGTGCCGGCGGTGCTGCACACCCTGCCGGTCTACAAGCCGCCGGCCATCACCGCGCCGGGGCAACTCAGCCCGACCGACATGGCGCGCAACAGCGAGTACGGGCGGCAGATGCTCTGGAGTGGGTACGAGGCCGGCGGCTACGACCGCAAGGACGCGGCCGAGCAGTACCTGAAGAGTCTGCCCGTGGCGAGTGGCCCCGCGCGTGGGCGCCGGCGGGCGGCCTAGGTGCCGGGCCTTCCCCCGGTCCCTGTCGAGCAGTGGCGCGCCCACGCCGACACCCAGTTCGCCGCGCTCACCACGGACCAGGACGCCCAGATCGCGGACCTCGCGGCGGCCGAGCAGCAGGACGCCCTCGCCCCCGTGCAGCGCGAGCAGGCGTGGACGGCGCGCACGCAGCAGGAAGACGCCCAGATCGCGGCGCTGGCGCAGACCGAGCAGGCCGAGCGCGTCGTGCCCGAGCAGGACTGGCAGGCCCGCGTCGCCCGCGAGGACGCCCAGATCGCCCAGTTCGCCCAGTTCGCCCAGCACGAGCAGCAGACGAGCGGCGCGTCCTTCACGGCCCAGTCGCGCGCCGCGCAGGCCACAGCACGCGGACCCGTCGGTGCCGGGGTGGAGCAGCACCGGGGCGCGGTGCAGGCGGCCTTCGGGGACCTCGGCCCCGAGGCGGTCGAGAACATGCTCGCCATCATGGAGCGGGAGTCCGGGGGGAGCGCCTCAGCCCAGAAGACCGACGAGGTCGAGGACTCGCACGGCGTCCTCCAGATCAACGCCCGCGCCCACCCCGACCTCGCACAGAGGTACGACCTCAACGATCCCGTCCAGAACGCGCGGGCTGCGCGCGAGATCTTCAACGCTCAGGGGTACGGGGCGTGGAAGAACGCCTCCGACCAGCTCGGACTGCTCGAGGGCAGGAACGCCCGGCCGAGCGGCGCGGGGCGCCAGGCGTACAGCTACGGGGCGGGCGAGGATCAGGCCGGTCAGGACGCCAGCATGGCGGGATTCACGAAAAGTGGCCCGCAGGCGTCGCCAGGTGTCGAGGCCCTCGGGCAATTCGAGCAGGGGTTGCCGACGGAGGACGCCTACAGCGTGTGCGGGCCGGTCGCGGCGCTGGCCTTCGCCCAGGCCAACGGGCGCAATCCCGACCTCGGTGAGGCACGGCGGCTGGCCAAGCAGGTCGGCTGGACGAGCCAGGGCGGGATGAACGGGGTGGCCAACGAGCAGAAGCTCCTCGCGCAGATGGGGGTGAGCTCCCGGCTCGACACCAACCCCGACTTCGGGGTGATCGCGGCCGACGCCGCGGCCGGCAACCCGGTCATCATCAGCACGGGCGTCCACTACTACTTCGTCAACGGCTACGACAAGCAGACCGGGCAGCTCCACGTCGGCAAGACCGGCGAGGCCCGGCGCGGTGGCGGCTCGTGGATGAGCGCGCAGCAGATCGCCACCCTCGACGGCGGCATCAACGGGGCGCTCTTCGTCGATAACCCCCAGAGTCCCACCCCGAGCGTGGGTGCGGGTGCCACGCCCGATCTCTCCGAGCCACCGCTGAACGATCAGGAGCCACAAGCAGCCGAGCTGACCGGTCGCTACCGGCGTGGTGTCGAGGCGGGGGCGTCCCCGGATGGGCCGTTGGTGCCGGCCTGGGCGGTGCCCAACCCCGGCGCCCCGAGCGACGACACGGGGGCACCCTTCCCGACGGCGGAGAGCGTGGGCCGTGCGGCGGTGGGAGCGTTCGACGCCGGCGGGGACGTGCTGGTGGGGGCGATCGAGCAGGCGAACACGGACCGGTCCACCTTCATCCACGGCACGCCCGAGGAGCAGGCGGCGCGGGATGCGCGCATCGCGGCGGGCGGGCCACAGGTCACCGCGGAGGAGATGAACCGGTCGGTCGAGCGTGGGCTGCCGTTCGCGTTGGCGATGACGGGCGAGCCAATCGCGAACGCCGGCGCCACGGTCGCGGGGAAGGTGGCCGGCGCGGTCGTCCCGTCGATCAGGACCGCCGCCGCCACCGCCGCCGAGGTGGCCCGCATCCGGCTCGACAAGTTCCCCGAGGGCGTGCGCGACGTCATCCAGCAGGCCGCCACCGACGGCGCCTTCTGGATGAAGCAGCGCCGCGGCGTGATCCCCGACGCGGCGGCCGAGCGGATGGCCGACGACCTGGGCCGGTCGGTCGATCAGCTCATCGCGGGCGGCAAGGCCGGGAAGGCCCACAACACCGAGGAGACCCGGGCGCTCAGGAACGCGGTCACCGGCCAGGCGATGCTGCTCAACGACCTGACCGCTGCTATCGCGAAGGCGCCCCACGACGCAACGCCCGCGATGATCGCCGAGTCGATCGCGCAGGGGATGAAGCTCAACGACCTGAGTCGCATCGCTGAAGGTGCTCGAGCCGAGGCGGGTCGCACGCTGCGCGCCTACTCGGCCCACGCGCGCGACTCGATCGCCAACCCCGGCGGGGCGGTCGAGCGGATCTACAAGGCGGTGGGTGGGGCCGAGCAGGCCAACAAGGCCGTCGCCGAGTACCAGAAGCTGCTCGCGGACGGAGGGGACGTCTTCGCGCAGGCGGCCTTCTGGGCGCGCAAGGAGGCGCCCCCGGTCGGGTTCAACGACTGGTGGGAGCTGCTGCGCAAGAACGCGATGCTCTCGGGGCCGCGCACGATCCTGGTCAACCTCCTCTCGGGCGGGACCGAGGTGCCGTGGAAGCTCGCCACCGACGCGGTGATGTCCACGGTGCGGGGCCATCCCGGCGAGATCGTCCCCGAGGCGCGGGCGATGTGGGCGGGGCTGCAGCGCGGGCTCAAGCCGGCCATGGAGACGATCCCCAAGGGCATCACCGAGGAGCAGGCCCTGGCCGGCGACGTGCCCCGGTCCGTCTCGGCGCGGGTGTCGAACCCGCTCGCGAAGGGCGTGGCCCGCGCGCTCGAGGCGCCGATGACCGTCGCGCAGGCGACCGACGAGGTGATGCTCTCTGTCGGCCGCTCCATGCACGTCGCCCGCGAGGCCGCCATCCAGGCGAACAAGGAGGGGCTCAGGGGCACCGCCTGGACGGAGCGGGTCGCCGACCTGATCGAGACGCCGACCCCGTCGGCCCTGAAGCGGGCCGAGATCGCGGCGAACGACATGACCTTCAAGGGCGACATGGGCGATCTCGGCCAACTGCTGAACAAGGCCCAGCAGTACAAGATCGTGGGGCCGGCGATCATCCCGTTCCTCCGGACCGTCTACCACATCACCGCGCGCGGCATCGACCGCTCGCCGCTCGGCCTGGTCGGCACCGGCATCGACGTGGCGCGCGGCGTCTACCGCGGCGGCAAGGATCTGCCCAAAGGGGTACGCCCCCTCGGGCCGCGGCTGACCGACAACGTGCTGGGCACGGCCGCCTCGGCGTGGATGTACGGCCAGGCGATGGAGGGCAACATCTCGGGCGCCGGGCCCGACGACCCCGAGAAGCTCAAGATGCTCGAGGCGCAGGGCTGGGGACGGTACTCGGTCAACGTCGGCGGGCGCTGGGTCTCCTACACGAACTGGGGCCCGGTCGCGATCCCGCTCTCGTTGATGGCGGGCGCGGCCGAGGCGCAGACCTACGCCAAGCCGGGCGCCACCACGGGGGACAAGGTGCTCGACGCCTTCGGCCGCTCGGCCAAGGTGCTGACCGAGCAGAACTACCTCCAGGGCATCGGCGCGGTCTACAAGGCGATCAACGACCCCGAGCGGTTCGGCCAGCAGTGGCTCAGCCAGTACGTCCAGACGCTCGTCCCCATGGGCGCGGCGATCAACACCGTCGGCCAGATGACCGACCCGCTCATCCGTCAACCGGGCAAGGGCGATATCGGTCAGGCGCTGGCGGGGCGCTTCCCCGGTCTGCGCGAGGGGCTACCGGCGAAGCAGGACGTGCTGGGCCGCGACGTCACGAACGAGCAGCAGGGGCTCGGCGCCCTGATCCCCCTCCGCTCGAGCGAGGGCCGACCCGACCAGGTGCTCCAGGTGCTGCTCGACAACGGCGCCGACATCGGCGCACCCCCCAAGGAGGTCAAGTCGGTGCCGCTCTCCCCCGCCGACCAGCAGCGCCACCAGGAGATCGCGGGCGGTCTCATCGCCGACACGGTCGGCAAGATCACCGCCGACCCCCGCTTCGCCGCCCTGCCCCGCGAGACGCGCCAGAAGATCCTGCAGGGCGCGGTCGAGCGGGCGCGGACGGCGGCGGGTGGCATCCTGTTCGGCGAGCTCGGGTCGGCCGAGCTGAGTCGGCGCTACCGCGAGAAGGCGACGGCCGGTGCTAGTCGCTGAGCCGGCGCCGCAGCCAGTCCGCCCCGGCCGCGACCGCGCACAGCGTCGCGAGCCACACCACCATCAGCGGCATCACCCACCAATCGGGGATGGGGTAGCCCGGCGGCGGGATCGGCGCGAAAACGACGTGAAACCGCCAGAACCCGGCGCTGATCAGGACGAACAGCGCCGAGGTGGCGTAGCCGATGCGGTCGGAGTGCGGTTGCACCCCGGCACCCTACGCGAGCACCCACCCCGGCGCCATAGGAGATTCGGATGAAGCCCGGCGAGTTCCAGCGCCTCATCAGCCAGCACGGCGGGCTGGCCGGCACGCCCCAGGCCGTCAACCCCGAGCTCGACGTCGAGACGCCCAACATCGACCCGACCGGCCAGCCGATCAGGTCCAAGCAGCCCAACCCGACGCCCAAGTACAAGTACGTCTTCAACGACGGCACCGAGCTGGTCGCCGTCACCAGCCCCGACGGGGACATCGAGCCGACCGACGCCGGCACCGCTATCAAACCCGGTGCCGGCGCTGGCTCCGACACCGAGCGCCACAACCGCGCCACCGAGGACCAGGCCCGCAAGACCGCCGCCCAGACCGCCGCCAACCAGACCAGCGCCCAGAGCCGCGCCGACCGGACCGAGACCCGCGCCATCACCTCGGCCGAGGCCGCCGCCAAGGTGGCGGCCCTGCGGGAGGAGCGCGCCAACAACATCGCCCAGGGCAAGCTCAGCGCCGACGAGGCCGACAGGAAGTACGACCGCGACTACCGCGACCAGGTCGAGACCCCCCTCAAGCGCGCCGCCGAGGCCCGCGCCCAGGACGCCGCGAGACGCGCCGAGGAGAAGGCCCGCACCGACCGCGAGCAGTACCAGCAGGAGCAGGTCAGCGCCCGCGAGAAAGAGGAGACCCGCCGCGCCGAGGCCGACCGGAAGTTCGGCTACGACGCCGGCCAGGACGCCGTCTCCACCGCCCTCAAGCTCCTCCCCTACCGCGTCGGCCCCACCTTCGGCGCCGAGTTCAGTACCGCCCTCAACACCCTCTCGAGCGGGGGTGGTCCCGTCAACTTCAGCCCGGGTGCCTTCTCCTTCGACATGCCCGACGTGAACGCCATCGCCGACCGCGAGGTCAGCCGCGCCCTCAGCCTCTACAAGACCCCCGTCGCCGCCCCGGTCGCCCCGGCGCCGGTCGCGCCCGTGGCCCCGGTGGTGCCCCCGGCACTCGCCACCCTCCCCGTCGCGCCACCACCCGGGCTGACCGCCACCCCAGCCACGCGCGACCAGTGGGCACGGTGACCTGGACCCGTTCGGCGCGGGCGCGGTACTGGCGGGTCCGCGTCTGCGGGCGGTCGGAGCGGTGCGACTGGTCCTTCGGCCGGCGCCTTTTGTGCCGGGCGTGTCCGGCGACGTGGGCGGGGAGCTACCCCGCCGACTAGTCGAGGTTCTCGAGCGCGGTCGAGACGCCGGCGTCGAGGGCGCGCGGTGGCGTGCGGCCCAGCAGCACGTCGCGCCGCAGGACCGGGCAGTCGGGGTGGTGCGTCGCGCTGTGGCCCTGGATGTCCCGGCAGAACACGCACACGAAGCGTTGCGGTCGGTCGAACGCGGTGATGTAGAAGGGGTCGTCCAGCAGCGGCTCGAGCACGGCGCGCAGGGTGGCGACGGTGGCGATCATCTCGTCGAGCGCCGTGCGCGGGATCGACACGCGCTCGACGTCCTCGCGACCCGTCTCGACGTCGTCGCTCACCGCCCCAGTCTAGCCCCTGTTGCGGAGAACCGGGCGACAGGCTAGGCTTGCGGCAGTACCCAACTCGGTGAGAGCGGTCATCCCTTCGGGGGTGGCCGTTTTTTTGTTGCCCGAAACGAGGCGGCATGGCGACAGATCCCGGTTCAGTCGGTCAGGACGGCGCGGCCGAGGGGGCCGCTGCTTCGAGCGAGGCTAGGGAGTCCGGCGGGGGGTCCATCTTCGACCGCGCGATCCGAACGGTCAGCGGTCTGTTCGCCTCCGACGAGTCTTCCGACGCCCCGAAGGAGCAGGCGAGCACACCCGCCGAGCCGGCCAGTGATCCCGATCGGGTCACGCTGACGCGGGAGGAGTACCAGCGCGCCGTCCAGTCGGCCAAGGACCGGGAGATCGCCAGGGAGCGCCGCGACTGGGCCGTCGAGCGGGCCAGCCAGGGCGACCTCGCCCCCATCCGCCAGATGGCCGAGAAGGGCGATCGGTGGGCCCAAGCCCAGCTCGCCGAGCAGGGCGACACCTGGGCGCTCGGCGAGATCAAGGCCGCCGAGATCGCCGCCGCCCGCGCGCACGAGGGCATGGCCGCCGAGGTCACGGGCCTGGCCACCCACTTCGACACCGCCTACCTCGAGCCGCTCCTCGCCGCGCTCCCCGACCAGACCGAGGCGGCGCGCCTGCGCGCGACCACCGTCGGGATCGACGGGCGGCAGCAGACGACCCAGACCGTGCTCGCCGCGCTCGAGAAGCACTGGCGGGCCGAGGGCGCCAAGGCCGCCGAGGCCGCCTTGCGCCGCAACCCGGCCGTCCTCAAGCAGGTCGTGCTCGGCGAGCGGGCCAGCCGCGAGGAACCAGACGAGGTCGTGGGGGTGGGCGCCGTCGGGCGCGACTCCCCCGACGCGCGCATCCGCGCCGCCGTCTTCGGACGCTAGCCGCGCACGGGGCTCATGAGCCCCACCCACGCACCGAATAAGGACACCCAATGGCATCGATCACGCGGGCGACCTCGCTCGCGCTCATCCCCGAGGACGTGCAGAAAGACATCGTCAAGGGGGTGCGCAACAAGTCGGCGGTCATGCAGCTCATGAAGCAGCGGCGCATGAGCCGCCAGCAGCAGCGCATCCCGGTGATGGCGAGCTACCCCACCGTGGGCTGGCTCACCTCGGAGACCGGCCTCAAGACGACCTCGACCATGTCGTGGGACAACGTGTACCTCTACGCCGAGGAGCTCGCCGTCATCGTCGCGATCCCCATCGCGCTCCTCAAGGACGTCGACTACCCCCTCTGGGACGAGATCAAGCCGCTGGTCGAGGAGGCCTTCGCCATCGCCCTCGACGACGCGGTGCTCTTCGGCACCAACAAGCCGGCCTCCTGGCCGACCGCCGTCGTCCCCGCCGCCGTCGCGGCCTCCAACGTCGTGATCGCCGGCACGAGCGCCATCGACACGCTCGAGGACCTCAACCAGGTGATGCTCGCCGTCGAGAACGACGGCTACGCGGTCAACGGCTTCTGGGCGCGCAGCCAGTTCAAGGCGTACCTGCGCGGGATGCGCGACGCCAACAAGGGGTTCCTGTACGACCCGGCGGGGCCGGCCAACACGGGCGCGGCCGACGCCAACCAGCGCATGGCGACCCTCTACGGGGAGAAGCTGGCCTTCAGCCAGGCGGGCCTGGCCGGCTTCGCGACCGCGGCCGGCAACTACTCCGTCGTCGCCGCCGACTGGGACCAGTTCATCCTCGGCGTCCGCGAGGACATCGACTCCGAGCTCTTCCGCGAGGGCGTCATCCAGGCGTCGGACGGCACAATTGTGACCAATTTAATGCAGCAGGACATGGTCGCCACCCGCTGGGTCGCGCGGTACGGCTTCGCCGTCCCCAACCCCATCAACCGCATGAACACCAACTCGGCCACCCGCTACCCGGCGGCGGTTCTGCAGCAGCGCGCCTCGACCGGCGGCGAGTAGCCGCCGATGCCGACCACGCGCGCGCCGTTCGGCCAGCGCACCCTCCTCACCACCACCCCCGACCCGGTCGCGACCGGGTCGGGGGGCTTCGACCTCGCGGCGGCCATGGACGCGCACCCCTTCACCCCCGTCGACCAGACCACGCACCCCCCCGGCACGATCGGGATCGTGACGGGGGAGCTGCTCCGCTACGCCGCCTTCTGGCGCAGCCTGACGGGGCTCGCCTCCCCGCCGGGCACCGCGCTGGTGCAGTCGGCGGGGATGGACATCGCCACCAACCGCAACCAGGCCGCCGCCGCGATGCGCGGCGACTGGCTCTTCACCCTCGACGACGACCTCGTCCTCCTCCCCGACACCCTGACGCGCCTGCTCGCCGTCCTCGCCGAGGGCGTCTACGACGTCGTCTGCGCCTACAGCCTGCGCCGCCAGCCCCCGCACGACAGCCTGGTCTACCTGGACGACCCCACCGTCCCGCCCCACCCGGAGCCGTGGATCCCCGACGGCCGCGGCGGCGTGATGGAGATCGCGGCGGCCGGCCTCGGGGGCGTGCTGATCCACAAGCGGGTCTTCGATGCGCTCGAGCGGCCGTACTTCCGGGTCGGCCAGGTCGCGCCGGATCACCTGCACGAAGACGTCGAGTTCTGCCGACGGGTCCGGGCGGCCGGCTTCCGCGTCTGCGTGGACCTCGACGCGCCCGTCGGGCACATCACCCCGACGGTGGTCTGGCCGGCGCGCACGCCGGCCGGTGGGCACCACCTGGCCCTGGTCGGGATCGACGGGCGCATCGCCCCCGTCGATCCCGGCCCCCTCCGCACCGCGCAGCCGCACCCCAGCCTCGTCGGCCTGTAAGCAGGCCGGCCGGGCGCCCCTGGAATGGACTAACAGGAGAACGACACCATGGCCTCCCCCTTCACGCGCACCTTCAGCGTCCGGGTGACCGGCACGGCGGCGGCGACCGCGACGCGCGACGACGCGGTGCTCATCGTCCCGATCGCCGGCGCCGTCACGGCCGTCTCGATCGTGCCCTCGTCGACCCTGACCGGCGCCGCGACCGACAACAAGACCCTCAGCCTCATCAACAAGGGGCTGACCGGTGGCGACACCAGGGTCGCCGCCACCCAGACCTTCGCGCTGACCACCAACGTGGCCACCGCCTTCGACGAGTTCGCGCTGACGGTCTCCGGCACCGCCGCGACCGTGGCCTGCGTCGCCGGCGACGTGCTGGCGCTCTCGCAGATCAAGGTCGGCAACGGCCTGACCGTCCCCGATTTGCTCGTCAAGGTCTCGATCGTGGCCACCGAGTAGCCGCCGTGCGGATCACCATGACCGCCACCACCCGCCAGGCCCGCCACGGCGCGCTCCTGGCGGGGCAGTCCTACGACCTCGACGACGCGACCGGCGCGCACCTCGTCGCCCAAAAGCTCGCCACCCCCGGTGGCACGCCGACCCCGGCGCCACCACCTGAGGCACCCGCGCCACCAGCACCCGATCCCGTGGTGATGACGCGGGCCGACGCGGCGGGCCTCCTGCCCGATCAGCAGCCCCGGCCGCGCCCGCCACCCCGCACGGCCCACCCCGGCTCGACGCGTAAGCCCGGCGTGGGCCTGGTCATCAACGCCCCGTCCCAGCCCAAAGACGGCAAGGGCTAGGCCCGGACGATGAGCTGCACCCTGGCCGAGGTCGAGGTCGAGATCGCGCGGCGGTGCGGACCCTTCGAGGCGCACGTGGCGGCGTCGGGGACGACCACGACGGCGGTGGTGACGGCGCTCACCTCCTCGATCGACGCGGGGGACGCCGTCGACCTGTGGCTGCTCCGTCGCTCGGCCGACGTCGGTGACCGCCAGCGGCGCGTGGCCGCCTACGCCCCCATGACCGGCACCCTCACCGTCGACCGGGCCTACGCGACCGCCGTCGCCGCCGGCGAGGCGCTCGAGCTGCTCGTCCTCGACCCCACCCAGCAGCTCCGGGTGGCGGCCCTGGCGGGGCTGCGGCGCTGCTACTTCGTCGACCGGGTCGACGTGACCCCGACCGGCGGGGCGCTCGAGCACGACCTCTCGGCGGCCCTCGTCTGGGTCACCGACGTCGGCCAGGTCCGCGACGTGGCCTACCGCACCGGGGCCGTCGGCGTCCTGCGCCCCGGCAGCCTCGGCTGGCACCGCACCTTCTCCACCTCGGCCGGGGTCCAGACCGCCGTCGCGGCGCGCACCAGCGGGGTGCTGGTGGTGGAGGCGCTGCGCCCGCACGCCTCCTGGGTCAACGGCGCCGACTCCACCACCGGACCGACCCTGGACACGGACGTGCTGGCGGTGGACCTGGACTACGCGGCGGCGGCGGGGCACATCGAGGCGTGGCGGCGGTGCGTGGCGACGCTCGCCCCGGTCGCGCGCGAGGGGATGGCGATCACGCGCCAGGCCGCCAAGGACGAGTTCGAGGCGCAGGTCAACCGCCACGTCCCCGTGCGGCCCGACCGTCTCTCCTTCCGCTACCCGCTCGGCGGGCGGGCGACGGGCCTCTGGGACGCGGTGCAGGACACGGGAACGTGGGCGCACGTCGCGCAGCAGGGGACGTGGCGCGCGCTCTCGGCCATCAGTTGGCGCCAGGTGCTCGGCCTGTGAGCATGGCCTGGTCGCGCCACCGCCCGCACCCGTGGGACGCCGAGGTCGATCTCCAAGACGGCGCCGGCTGGGTGGGTGTCATGCTCAAGCCCGGCGACGCCGGCCTCCTCGTCGGCAAGAAGTCCGACTCCCTCGCCAACGTGTCCCCCCAGAGCTGGTCCTACGCCGACCAGGATCCCTCCCGCGAGACGACCACGACGTTCAGCCGACTGATTGGCGGGATGGGGGCCAGGCAGCCCGACGAGGACGCACAGCGACCCAGGTACTACTACGCCGACGGGGTGGATACCTCCATCGCCGGTCGGCCGATGCTGGGCCCGCTCTTCGTCACCGAGGCGCTGCCGGGATTGCCGGCCGGGACCCAGACGGTCCACCAGTTCATCGTGGCGCTCGACCAGGTCGTCGGGCTGGCGCCGCTCCTCACCGCGACCCCGACGCTCATCTGCCTGGTCGGCCGCTACGCCTACCGCCGGCGGGCCGGGGTCTGGTCGCTCGGCCACGACTTCGGCGTCGGCAACGAGCCGCTCGCGGCCGTCAACTTCGCCGGCCTCACCGGCACCGGCGGCCTGTTCGTGTCGACCCAGCTCAACGAGCTCTGGAAGATGGACGCGAACGGGGGGTGGACGCAGGCGGTGCTGCCGGCATCAGCGCAGTGCCAGTACGTGGCGGCGGTCGGGCACGAGCTCTGGATCGGCGGGAACGGGGTGGTGCGCAAGGCCTCGAACGACCCGATGCTGGCGGCCTCGTGGGGCGGGGAGATCGCGCTCGGCGACCAGTTCGGCCCCGGCGTGGGGTCGATCACGGGGCTGGTCGCGGTGGGCGACCAGATGCTCGTCCCCAAGACCAACGGCCTCTACGGCACGACCACCACCGGCACCGGCGTCCTCGACGTGGACCTGTTCCCCGAGCTCAAGAACGACCCGCGCACGACCAACGGCCGCAACGCCGCCGTCTGGCGGGACGCGGTCTGGCTGGCCTACGGGGACGCCTTCTACCGGGTGACGGCTGGGGCCACCGCCGAGCTCGACCCGGTGGGCCCCGAGCGGCTGCTCGAGCTGGGGGGGAGCCCGATCTCGGGTGCGCCGATCGCGGCGGCGGGGTGGGCGGACTGGCACCTGTTCCTGGCCACCTACAACGCGACGACCGGGGCGAGCCACCTCCTCAAGTACGGCACCTGGGTGAACGACGCGCGCGCGGGGTACGACCTGACCGACGTCTGGCACGGCGCGATCGCCTCCTGGGCGGGGAAGGAAGTCACCAGGATCGACGTCGTCCACACCACCGGCACCCCGGTCGCCGGCGGTGAGCCCAGCCCGGCCCTCTGGGTGGGCTTCTCGGACGGCACCGTCCAGTACGCGCGGCTGCCGAGCGCGTCCCCCGACCCGACCTCGGACCCGTTGTGCCGGTACGTCGCGACCGGACGCCTCTACTGGCCGTCGCAGGTGGGAGGGTACCCGGTCACGACCAAGAGCTGGCACGCGCTGTCGCTGCTCCCGTCCGTCTTCCCGACCGGCACCTGGGCGCGGCAGGCGTACCGGCTCAGCCAGGCGGGGGCCTACACGACCATCGGCACCGACTGGACGCCGGCGCTGGCGGCGGCGGGGCTGCGGGTCGCGCTCCCCGACGACGCGACCTCGCTCGTGCTCGACGCCTACACCGACCTGTTCACCACCGACCCGACCGCGACCCCCGTCCTCGAGGGCGTCGCCCTGCACTGGGCGGTCCGGCCGACGCTGCGGCTCGAGTGGCAGTGCACGGTCAAGGCGGCGAACCGGCTGGTCCGGCGGGACGGGGTGGTCTCGCGCCGCTCCGCGTCGGCGATCCGCGCGCTCGTCAAGGCGGCGGCGGCGAATCCCGGGATGGTGCGGATTCGCCTCTCCGACGAGACGCTCTCGTCGATCGCCCTCATCCAGTACACCGAGGTGCTCGCCCCGGCCGAGCGGCGCTGGGGTCTGGCCTGGGACGTGCCGATTGTGGCTGTGGCCTACCGGTGACCAACACCGTCACCCCGCTCCTGGCCCTGACCAAGGTCGGGCAGCGGGAGGTGCAGGACCCGCGGGGGCTCGCCCACGTCCTGGGCCTGGATCTGGACATCCTCGACCAGAGCGTGACCCTGACGGGGGTGCAGACCCTCACCAACAAGACCCTGACGAGCCCCGTCCTGACCAGCCCGTCGGTGTTGACGGGGGATCTGACCATCACGGTGGGGCGGCTCGTCTTCGGCGCGGCGGCCAGCAAGATCGTCCCGGGGGCGACGAGCCTCGCCCTGCGCAACCACGGCGACACCGACGACAACCTCTTCCTCTCCGACGCCGGGGTCCTCACGGCCCGCGCTGGCCTGCGCAGCACCACCGGGAACCTCCAGCTCCTGGCCGACAACGCCTACCTGTCGCTGCGCTCGGGTGCGACCGAGACCTGGCGGATCGGCGACGGGGTGGGGGTGGCGAGTGGCATCCTCTCCTTTTACGGTCTGGTGGGTGGCGCGTCCCGAATGAGCCTCTCGGCCGCGGGGGCGCTCGTGGTCACGACCAGCGTCACCGCGCCGACCTTCACGGGGCACCTGGTCGGCAACGCCGACACCGCCACCTTCGCCACCACCTCGGGGGGTGCTGGGCCCACCGGGAGCGCCTCGGGGGATCTGACCGGCACCTACCCGGGGCCGACCCTCGCCGCCATCGGGGCGGCGACGGGCCCGACTGGGTCGGCGACGGTGGTGCCGGTCGTCACCATCGACGCCAAGGGGCGGGTGACGGCGCTCACCTCGGCCACCCTGGTGGCGCCGGCGGGGACACTCACGGGCGCCACCCTCGCCGCGACCGTGCTCGCCTCGAGCCTGACGAGCGTGGGGATTCTGGCGGCGCCGCACATGACGAGCCCGGTGGTGGATTCGGGGGGCCTGACCCTCACCGCCGGCAACCTCGCCTTCTCGGCGACCGGCCAGCGCATCACGGGCGACTTCTCCAACGCCACCGTGGCGAACCGGGTGGGGTTCCAGTCCTCGACGGTCAACGGGACGACCGCGGTGCCGGCGATCCCCAACGGGACGGGGACGACGGCGTCGTTCTCGGCCTACAACGCGGCCGACCCGGACAACGCCGGCTCGGTGGGGCTCACCAACAACAACACCGTCGCGCGCCTGGTGACGGGCAAGATCGGGACGGGCACCGAGCCGGCCACCCTCGAGATCCGCACCGCGGCCGGGGCCTTCCTGTCGCTGGCCACCGCCACGCGGGTGGCGACCCTCTCGGGCGCGCTCATCACCCTCGCCTCGGCGACCGGGGGCGCCGGCCTGAACCTGCCCCACGGCGCCGCGCCCACGAGCCCCGTCAACGGCGACATCTGGTCGACCACCGCTGGTCTGTTCATCCGCATCAACGGCGTCACGAAGACCGTGACGCTCACCTAGGAGGCGCCCCATGGCCGACGTGATAACCGCCAATCTCGCGATGACCTTGCCCGACTTCGACGGCGCGGCGGACGAGCGGACCCTCGCCGCGAACTTCAGTCTGTTGGACGGGGTGCTGGAGCCGTTCGCGCACCACGGCTTCCTGATGGCGTCCTCCGACCTGGACAGCCCGACGCCGCCGGCGAACCTGTTCAGCGTCTACCAGACCAAGCACGACATCAGCGCGGGTGGGGGTGGGGGTGGGGTGATGGCGGATTTCACCCTCTTCACCAACGTCTCGGCCCAGCCTGGGTCGGCGGCCCTGCGGGCGATCGCGAGCCAGCGCGTGGCCGGCGACGACGACCTGCGGGCCTTCGAGGTGCACACGATGCGGTCGGTGGGGGGGACGCGCTCGACGTGGTGCATGGAGGTGGGGCTGCACACGACCCAGCCCGGCAACGGCTACACCATCAACAACGGCATCTACATGTACTCCTCCGACTGGGGGATCCTGACCGGGGCGGTCAAGGCCGACGCGGCGCTCCTGATCGCGGGGGATCCGGGCTGGAGCCGCGGGATCATCTACTACGCGGCGGACAACTCGACCCTGTTCGACGTGGACGAGTTCGGGATCGTGACCGCCAAGGGCGGCCTCTTCCTGACCGGGGCTGGGGCGCGGTTGGACTTCGCGTCCCAGGTCAACGGGACGATCCGGGGCGGGTCGACCAGCCTGGCGTTCCAGTCGGTCGATGGCGCCAACAACAACATGACGATCGCCAACGACGGGAGCGTCGGGGTGCGCGCCACGCTGGGTGTCGCCAACACGGTCGCGACGCCGGCGGGTGGCTCCACCGGGTGCCGGCTCGTGTTCGGCACCACCGCCGGGTTCGGCATCTACGTCGGGAGCGGGGCGCCCACGGTCGTCGCGGCTCAGGGGTCGATGTACCTCCGGTCGGAGGGCTCAAGCACCTCCACCCGGGCCTACATCGCCACGAATTCCGCCGGCGCCTGGACGGCGATCACGACGGCCAGCTAGGAGAACGACGATGACGACGACCCAGCGCGCCAACGGCGTCGCCCACCAGGAGGCCGAGCAGCAGGGAGACCAGGTCGTCGCGGGCATCCTGCCGGCCTACACGCTGGAGCGGATCAAGCAGATCCAGGCGCAGATCGCGGCCTTGACGCAGCAGCGCAACGACGTCCTGGCGGTCCACCTGGCCGGCGGCGGGCACGACCCGACGCGGCTGGTCCTGACCAGCCTCGACGTGACGACGGGGGCGTACAGCCTGACCCCGCGCCCCGTGGAGGCGGGCCTCTCGCCGTGACCAGGACCGCCGCGGCCGCCACCGCGGCGCCGCCGTGAGCGAGCACGTGGGCAACCACCCCGAGCGCCGGAGCGGGGACAGCGAGCCCTTCTACAGCGGGCGCAGCTCGACCCCGGTCCCCGACCCGACCGCGCGAACGGTGGAAGCTTTAGCGCGCGAGATCGCCGGCCTCAAGGAGGTGGTGTTCACGCGCCTGGACGCGATGGACCGCGCGCAGGATCTCTTCCGCGAAGACCTCGTGCGCGTCCCCACGGCGACGGATAAGGCCGTCAGCAACCTGCGCGAGCACGTCGCCCTGCTGCTCAAGACGATCGAGCAGCGGCTGGACTCGGCCGACACCGCGATCACGCTGGTGCGCGCCAACGCGGTCCAGGTCCACAACACGCTGCAGACCCAGATCGACAACCGCCCCGCCGAGATCGACGCGCGGATCAAGCACCTCGAGGATCTGTTCGCCGAGAAGTTCCGGACCGTCAACGAGCAGTTCGTCGGCGTCCAGACCCAGTTCTCCGAGCGCGACGTCCGCGTCCGCGAGTCCGCGCAGGCCGCCACCACCGCCATCAACGCCGCCCTGCAAAGCCAAAAAGAAGCGGCCGGTGAGAGCGCCAAGTCGTTCAGTCTCTCGGTGGACAAGTCCGAGAGAACGACCCTGGAGCAGATCAACCAGCAGCGGAGCCTGCTGGACGCGATGAAGCAGGGCTTCGACGGGCAACTGGGCGACATCAAGGACCGGGTGACCCGCATCGAGTCGCTGGCGGTTGGGCGCGTGGCCGAGGCCGGCGAGCACCGCGCCGTCGCCACCGACAACCGCGGCACCATCGCCCTGGCCATATCGGCGGGTGTGGCCCTCTTCGGCGTCATCAGCTTCGTGCTGTCCCGGGGTGGGGGATGAGCACCGTGTCCGACCGGGACCAGGGCATCGACGACCTGCCACGCGAGGTCGTCGCCGCCTGGGTCAACGCCCTGCCGCGCACCAGGGTACCGCGCACCTCGGAGTGGAGCACCCACCTGGCGCTCGAGCTCCTGAAGGAGGAGCTGCGCCGGGGTGGCCGGGGTGGGCGGTGTGAGGGCGTTCCGTGCTAGCCGAGCGCTGCCTGCGCTGCGGCCGAGTGGCGGTCCTGCGGGACTGGCCGCTGCGGCGCTACCCGGTCTACGGCTTCGCGACCGCGGCGGTCTGGGCGATGGGGTGGCGCGCGTGTCCCCGGTGCGTTGGCCTGGTCGAGGCGATCGTCGCGGGACTCGAGCCGGTGGCGCCGTGAACAAATGCGGCTACCAGTTCCAGACCATCGGCGACGCGCAGCGGCAGATGCTTCGAGCGACTTACCCGCACACGCTCAAGATGCTGCAGGGCGGGAAGTCGCTCGAACTCGCGATCGAATGGAAGATCGCCCGCCTCGCGCGCGGCCTGCCCGGCGTGCTCGTCCTGCGCTACGTGACCAGCGACAAGGAGCCGCTGTCCGAGGTGCCCGCGCTGACCGCCACGGCGCTACGTGCATTCGAGGGCTTCCAGACGCTCGCGGGGGCGGGGATCGCGGTCGTGCTCGAGGTGCCGGTCAACGAGCGCTTCCACACCGACCCCGCCGACTTCGCCGCCCTGGCCGAGGTCAGCACCGTCGCCGCCGCCGCGATCAAGCACAGCGGCTTCACCCCCGGCGTGCTGGTGACCAGCGAGGGCAACCCACCCGGCGAGAGCTACGGCGCGCCCTACTTCCTTCAGCCACGCGTGCTGGCGTGCCTGCTAACGTTCAGGGCGCTGGGCGCGGTCTGGTGTCCGCACGGCTACAGCCATCCGCCGTCGGGCTCGGAAGACGAGTGGCACTCGACCAGACCGGCCCAGATCCTGGCCCAGTTGCCCGAGCCGGCGCGGCTTAACTACCTCTACGGTGAGGACGGCTGCGACGGCGGGACGCAGCAGACCGATCGTCGGCCCGGCCGTGGGTGGCGCGACTACTTCGGTCCCGCCGGCGACTACGCGACCTGGTACAGGGCCAAGTCGCACGCCATCGCGGCCGACCCGTTGTGCGTCGGCTCGGCCATCTTCCTCTGCGGCGCGGACCCGGCGTCGAAGCCGTCGTGGGACTCGTTCGACATAGGTGACGAACTCGATCTGCGCGGCGTGTTCACCGAGGACGTGCCCGGCCCACAGATCACCTGGCTGCCGACGACGCCCAGCACGCCGCCAGCGCCCGCCCCCACGCCAGCGCCAACAAAGCCGATTCCAGCGTCACCAGGGAAGGATTCGAGTATGACCGACGTGGTGCTGAGCTGTCCCCACCGCGAGGCCCCCGCCTTCTACCAGTCCGAGCAGGAGGGCAACTACTCCAAGCAGAAGCGCGCCAAGACGGTCGGCTGCGTGATTCACAGCACGGCAGGGGGCAGCTCGAGCCTGGCGGCCGAGACTGCGGCCACCGCCAACTGGTTCGGATCGCGCGAGGCGGGCGTGTCGGCCCACCGGGTCGTCGGCCCGACCGAGGTGGTGACCTGCGTGCCGGATGATCTCACCGCCTACCACGCGCGGGAGAACAACGCGGATCATCTCGGCGTCGAGTTCGCGATGCCCGACGGCGCCGCCTGGACGACGGCCATCTACCCCGACGTCTACTACGAGGCGGGGGGCGAGCTGCTGGCCAGGTGGGCGCAGAAGTACAAGTTCCCGCTGCGGTGGGTGACGGACCAGACCCAGCCGGGACTGATCACGCACAAGGACTCAGCGGCGGGGAAGCGGGACGGGCGGCGCGACCCGACGGGATCATTCGACCGGGCCAGGCTGCTGGCCAGCGCGCTGGCGTGGCAGACGAGGATCGGCGGGACGCCCGTGGTCACGCCACCCAAGCCCGTGCCCAAGCCGCCTGCCTTCGACTACGAGGCGTCGGCGTGGGGGCCGATCTACCGCGCCCACGCGGCGCTGCAAGCGACCGGCGACCAGGCCGACGCGGGCCTCGCCCTGACCGTCCACAACGCCGTCGTGCTCCACAAGCTCGTGAAGGGGAACGCCTGATGTTGACCCTGCTGGTCCTGTTGATCATCCTGGCCCTGATCGCCTGGGGGGCGCGCGTGGTCCTGGCCGCGCTGGGGGCGCCGGCCTGGCTGCTCCAGGTCGTGATCGTCATCGTCCTGATCATCGCCGTCGTGGTGGTCGCCAACGCCTTCGGTGTGCCGACGCCCAACCTCAAGTGAGCGCCCCCCCGACCCCCGTCGCCGCCGTCGTCGTGGATCGCGGCGACGGGCCGCACCCCCGCGTCCGGCCCGTCCTGCTGGGCGGCCTGCAGGTCGTCCTGATCCGCACGGTGCGGACGTACCTGCAATCAGTGGTCGGGCTGTTCATCGCGGCGGCCATCGCGCAGTCGTCGAATCCGGTCGTCGTGGCCGGCGGCATCCTGGGTGCGCTCGAGCTCGCGGCCGTCGCGGGGACGGCGCCGGCCATCGTGGCCGCCCTGCAGAACACGATCGAACTGCTGGCCAAGCTGGACACCACGGCTCCAGAACTCCGGGGGTGAGGTGGGTCGCCACCCTGCGCCGCTCGGTCCCTACGCCCCGGCCATCCTCGAGCGCCTGCTCGCTGGCCACCGGCAATCGGACATCGCGGTCGAGTTGCATCTTGCGTACCACTCCGTCCAGCACTACGCCGAGCGGCTGATCCACGCGCACGGCGCCGCGACGGTGGCGTTGATGGTGGCCGGCATCCACGCCGCCGACAAGGCCGAGCTGCGGGACGCCGTGGTGCTGCTCGAGCGCAAGGTCGCGCGGATGGCGCAGGGTGAGAGGAGACGCGGTCAGGTCGATCGAAGGATCGGGCCGGAGTAGACTTAGCCTGGCCAGGTGGCGGAACCCTGAGGCAGACGCGCCGCGCTTAAAACGCGGTGGGGCCACCCGTGCGAGTTCGAATCTCGTCCTGGCCATCACCAGCCCCGTCGTCGCTTCGCCAGGAGCGGCGACGGGGCGTTTCTCGTTGGGTCACCCATGCAGTTGTGGGACCGGCGCGACGCCGACCCAACGGCGTCGTCGGGCGGCGTAGACTACGCACGATGCGCGACCAGACGGCGGCCGACCACCGCCGCTCCATCGAGGCCATCCGGGCGATGCAGGCGCACATCGCGTTCGAGCTGGGCGTGATCGACCGGCGCGAGCGGGTGCTGCGCGCCATCCAGATCAACCTCGACGAGGTCGTGCGCCTCGGCCTGGCTGGCGTGGACGAGCGCGTCGGCTAAGATCGGTAGGCCCCCGTCGTGCACCGGCCCACGAGCGCGACGACGTGGCTGACACCCCGGAACCAGACGGGGCCGGCCCTCCGGGCGCGCGCGTCGGATGCGCGGCCGACCGCGCTCGGGGCGTGCCGGACGTAGACTGGGCACGGCGCCCCGGTCACCGCGTCCCGACAGCACTCGGCGCGGTGGACGGGGCGTCAGTCTGTGTCGGCCACCCCGAGGGCAGCGCGGGTCTTGGCGAGCCAGTCGGCGTACAGCTCGTCCAGGCGCCCCGAGGTGACCCAGGATTTGCCGAGGGCGGCGACGCGCTGGATCTCGGCGTCGTAGGCCAGGGCCGCCCGCGCGGCTGCCTCGAGCACCGCGATGTGCTGGCGCTGCTGGTTGTTCTCGTCCTGCATCGCCTCGAGCGCGTCCCACGGGTCGATCTCGTCCTTGATGAGCGCGGCGTCGAGCATCCGGCGCGGCGGGGTCAGGGCGGCCTGGAGGCGGGTCAGCACGTCGCGCACGGCGTCCAGGTAGACGTCGGTGATCGGCTCGGGCATGCGCGTCAGTCTACGCCACCCGGCCGCGGGGGCGGGGCGGGTGTGCGCGGACGTGACATATGAAATTTTCGACATGCCGCCAGTGCAGTTCTGTACTAGGCTGGCGGCAAGGGCACGGGCCGGCCGTGCTGGTCCCCAGGAGCCTCCCGCTCGGTCGGCCCCGTGGCCCGGTGCCCACGTCCCACCGGGCGCCCCGGCGACATAACCGGGTGGTGTCGCCGCGCCCGGGCGTAGAGTGGTCAGGTCGCCGGGGCGTTGTCCCCCCGGCGTCCGCGCCGGACCGCAGGTCGCACCCTTGGCGCGAGCTGTGTTTAATCGCGCGGTTAGCCGACCATGAGGGCGGCCGGCGCCAGCGCCGTGATGGGGCGTGGGAGGCCTTTAAGCTTTCTATAATCCGTACTGCCAAGTAGCTTGCCCGCTTCCCTGCTCGTGGCGGGGGTGTCGGCCTGGGCGCGTTCCTCGGCCAGGACGGCGCGGACGACCCGCGCGAGGTGGTCGGAGAGCTGGGCGACCACCCCGGCGGGGAGTGCCTCGGGCGGGGTCTCGGTCGGGGCGTCCTGCCCCAGGAACCAGGCCATGGGCTTGTCGAGCTCGACGGCGACGCGGCGCAGGTCCTCGACCTGGATCCGCCGCGCGCCCATGACCCACTGGTTGACCAGGGAGCCCGACACGTCGAGCCGGTCGGCCAACTCCTCCTGGTTCAGCCGCGCCGCGGCGAGGGCGTCGCGGAGGCGCTGCCCGATCTCCTGGTAGATCGGCTCGGTGCGCGTCATGCGGCGGCTCCTGGGGGCGCGCGGACGTGGTGGTGCCCTCACTCTTAGTAAGGATTGTTCCACGCGACGCTTGATTTCTGGTCCGCTATGGGTTAGGCTGACTCCGCTCTAGGTGGATCGGCGATCCGCGCGGGAGCCACATCCACGGACAGTGAGGTGAGGGTCACGGTGCGCAAGACTCCCGGCATGCGGCGGTTCGAGGCCGCCCACGAGGGCCGTCCCGTCGAGCAACTGATCATCGAGGCGCTCAACGAGCACGGGTCGATCAACGGGGCGGCGCGCGGGCTCGAGATGAGCGCCGACACCCTCTACTTCTGGATCCTGCGCCTCGGGATCCGGATCCGCACCGTGGCCGAGCTGCCGGCCTCCGTCGCGTGACCCGGGCACCCTACCAGTTGGCCCGCCGGGGCGCACCACCCGAAAGTACCCCCGACGGGGGGCTACTACCGTTAATCGGACTTAACGGTAGTACCGCCGCAGATGCGACCGGCCCGACGCGGGCTGTCGCGGCCCACGCCGCAACCGGAAACCGGCCAGTCGGGCGGATTCGGTTGCAAAACGGGGCCGGCGGGTGAGCGCGCCCACGCGCGTCGCGCCGCTCGTCGTCACCGGGCCGACCGCGGATCGGTCGGCCCCGCCTGCTGATGGAGCGTCGGTGGACTGACGCCCCTGGATTGTTCGCGCGCGGCCGGGATGGTTAGGAGCCTCCACCGACCGCGCGCACTCCCCGTGACAGGAGGATTTCATGCTACCTGACCAGCGGACGAGCGGTCAACCAGCGGTGGCCGCCGCGGGCTTAGAGCCCGGTAAAGGTTCGCGCGCCACGACGGCGCGCATGACCGACGCCGAGGAGCTGCGCGCCTTCGCGGCCTACCGGCCCGGCCCGCCCTTCGGCAAGCACACCCCGTTCATCGATGCCTGGCGGGTCACCCGGCTGCGGCGGGAGCTGGCCCGCGGGCCAGGGCGCCCGTGATGGACGACCTACACCGTCGGCTGCTGCGCTGGGCCGGCCGGGACCGCGCGATGTGCGCGCTACGGGATCTCGTGCGGTACGGCCACGCGCTGAGCGAGCGCGAGCGTGGCCTGGTGGAACGCGCGCTCACCGACACCGGCCGGCCGCCGGGATTCGCCGCCGAAGAGGCGCGCGACGGAGACGAAGACGTGGTGAAGTTGCAGCCCTCTGAGTTCGAAGTGATCGAGGCCGGTGTCTACCTCGCCGTGGTGGACTCGGTCACCGCCGAGGATCCCAACCCCCGGTTCGAGGACTCACGCCCCCAGTTGAAGTTCATCTTCGAGATCACCGAGGGGGACTACCAGGCAAGCAAGGTGTTCGCCTGGACCGGGCAGACCTTCGGGTCGAAGTCGAAGCTGCGGCCGTGGCTCAGCGTCCTCCTCCCCGGGTTCAACCCGGACCGGGACGAGCTGGACACCGACGACCTGGTCGAGAAGCCCTGCCGGATCGTGGTGTCGATCAAGGCCGGGGAGGACGGGAAGCAGCGCAACCGGGTGACCGAGGTGCTGCCGCTGGAGACGCGGCGACGGGGGCAGGCGGTCGGGGTGCCGGCGGTGGTGGTGGAGCCGGCGCGGCAGCCGGTCGGGGCGGGCGCGGTGCCGACGGTCGCGCAACGCCGGTCAACCACCGAGCCGACGCTCGACGAAACCCCGCCATTTTGATGGCACGTCAACCGAGCTGCCTCTGCGGGACGTGCCGACTCTGCAAGCGGCGCATCTACATGCGCCGTTACTACCAGAGCAAGTCGCCGGCGGATCGGCATCGGATCTTCTGCGCCGGGCGCGACCCGGAGCGCCTGCACCTCGTCGATTCGCTCGAGTACCGGATGGCGCGCGACCCCGTGAAGGTGGTCGCGCGCCGCATCCTGATGCAGGCCAAGTGCCGAGGGAAGGTCATCCCTCAGCCTTGTGAGGTGTGCGGCGAGGCGAAGACCCAGGCCCACCACGATGACTACGCGAAACCGCTCGAGGTGCGCTGGCTCTGCGTGACGCACCACACCGCGGTTCATCACCCCGACCTGGTCGACGTCTAGCCAGGTCCGTACGCGCGTCCCGAGCACATGGGGAAACGGCGATGGCAATCTATCCCACGAGCGGTTCGAATGTTCGAACGGGGTCCGACGAGCGGTTCGAATCGACGGGTCGATCCGAATGACGGTTCGAACCCCGCTCGAGCTGGTGCTGCCCCGGCTCGCGGGGCTGAAGCGCAACGGCGACGGCTACCTCGCCCGGTGTCCGGCGCACGACGACACGAGCCAGAGTCTGTCGCTGCACGAGGGCGATGATGGGCGCCTCCTTCTCATGTGCTTCACGGGCTGCACCGTCGAGGCGATCGTGGCGGCGCTGGATCTGGAGATGCGCGACCTGTTCGTGAGCCGGAACGGTCGGAGCGGTTCGACTGTTCGAACGATTTACCGGCGAGAGATACCCACCCCCTCCCCCACACGAACCGAGGTAGGGGTGGAGGGGGGGGGACATATACCCCCCCCGATTCGAATCGAACACTCGAATCCAGATGCGGACGAGGTCGAGTCCGGTGCGAGTCACGATGCGAACGGGGTACGAGAGGAGGTCGACGACCGATTCGAACACTCGAATCGGTCGTCGGCGGGGGAGGGGGGGGTATCTACCGCCCCCGATTCGAATCGAACAGTCGAACCGGGTGGATTGACGCTCGAGGCCTACGCCGAGGCGAAGAAGTTGCCGCTCGGGTTCGTGCAGGGGCTCGGGCTGCGGACGATCAACTACGTGGGGTCGCCGGCGGTGCGGATTCCCTACCGCGACCCCGACGGGACCGAGGGGGCCGTGCGCTTCCGCCGGGCGCTGGCGAAGGGCGAGCACGGCGACCAGCGGTTCGCCTGGAAGAGCGGGACGAAGGTGCGGCTCTACGGCCTCGAGCGGCTCGAGGAGGCGCGCAGGGCCGGCTTCGTCATCCTGGTCGAGGGCGAGAGCGACTGCCACACCGCCTGGCACCACGGGCTGCCGGCGATCGGCGTGGCGGGCGCCAACAACTGGAACGAGCGGCGCGACGCCCACCACCTCGACGACGTGCCGGTGATCTACGCCGTGATCGAGCCAGACGGTGGGGGTGAGGCGCTCGAGAAGAAGCTCGCCGTCTCCGACATTCGCCGGCGCTTGCGCCTCGTCAACCTGGGCGCGCTGAAGGACTTGTCGGGCCTGCACCTGGCCGATCCGGTGGGGTTCCTGGTCGCGTGGGAGCGCGCGGCGGCGGGGGCGGTGGTCTGGTTCGAGCGGGAGAAGGAGGCGCAGGCCGCCGCGGCGCGTGCGCTCGAGCGATCAGCATCGGCCCTGCTCGACGCCCCGGACCTGTTCGACCGGCTCGGCACCCTGATCGCCGGGCGCGGCTACGCCGGCGACCCCGCGCCGGTGGTGCGCGTTTACGTGGCGATGACGAGCCGGCTGCTCGAGCGCCCCGTCAACGTCGCGGTGGTCGCCGCGTCGGCGTCCGGGAAGAACCGCACGGTCGACGCGGCGGCCGAGCTGATCCCGCCAGAAGCCCTGTACGTCGAGAAGGCTGGATCGGCACGGGCGCTGGTCTACACCGAGGACTCCTTCGAGCACCGGGTGGTCATCGTGGCCGAGGCCGACTCGATCCCGGACGAGGGGCCAGCCGCGTCGGCGGTGCGGTCGATCGCGGAGGACAACGAGATGCGCTACGACGTGGTGGAGCGCGACGAGGGGACGAGCCGGTTCGTCGTCCGGCGGATCGTCAAGGCGGGGCCGACGGCGCTGGTGACCACCAGCACCAAGAGCGTGCAGCACCAGCTCGGCACGCGCATGCTCGAGATGCCGGTGCCCGACGACGAACGGCAGACGCGGGCCGTCCTGCACGCCCATGCCGCCGCGGTGCGACGAGCCGAGGGGCCGCTCGCGGACATCGCGCCGTGGCTGGCGCTGCAACGTTTCCTGGCCGCCAGCGGGGTGACGCGGGTCGAGGTGCCGTTCGGCGGCGCCCTGGCCGCGCGCGTGCCGGCCAAAGCGGTCCGCATGCGCCGCGACTTCCGCCAGCTCCTGACCTTCGTGCAGGCGGTCGCGCTGCTGCGCGTGCGGCACCGGGACGCGATCGACGAGGGCTGGATCGTCGCCACGATCGAGGACTACGCGGTCGCGCGCGAGCTGCTCGCCCCCATCTTCGAGACGATCGCCGCCGAGGGCTGCACCCCCGCCGTCCGCGAGACGGTCGGCAAGGTCAAGCACGACGAAGAAGTCACCGGCGCGCAGATCGCCGAGCGGCTGGGCCTGTCGCGGTCGACGGTGTCGTGGCGGATCGCGCGGGCGATCGAGGGGGGATGGCTGGTCAACAAGGAGACGCGCCGCGGGCAGCCGCAGCGGCTCACGGTGGGGGTGCCGCTGCCGGCCGCCGACTCGGCGCTGCCGTCGGTCGACGACGTCCAGAGCGCATGGACCGCCGACCTCGCCCCCGACTGGGTCGAGGACCGCCTCGCCGAGGAAGAGGAATTGGAGCACGCATGAAGATCCGGCCCGCCGCCCGCCCCGCGCGCCCGCCCAAGCCCCACCTGACCGACGAGTACCGCGCCTACCTCAAAACAGCAGAACGTACAGCCGGCGGCCCGTTTACTTGCTATAATGTGGACAGCAGCAAAGTGCCGGCGCGCCCTTGCAGGGGCCGCCGGCGTGGCACCCGGATGGAGGTCCGAATGCTCGAGCAGTCTAGTTCGTCGTCCCCTGCGCCCGAAGAGTGGCGCGCCATTGCTGGCTACGAGGGGCTGTACGAGGTCAGCGACCTAGGACGGGTGCGGTCGCTCCGATCGCGGGGCAACGGAACGTTCGGCGCGTGGGACCGTCTCCGACCGGAGCCTCTGGTGAGGCGGCCAAAGCGGAACCGGCGTGGGTACGTCGTCGTCGCGATCGGCGACGGAACCCGGCCGGTGCATCAGTTGGTGCTCGAGGCATTCGTCGGGCCTCGCCCGTTCGGCTACGTGACGGGCCACCTCAACGGGCAACCGGCCGACAACCGTCTCGTCAACCTGGCGTGGATCACCTCCAGCGAGAACCAGCAGCACCGATTCCTGCACGGGACGATGGCGACGGGCGACGAATCGTTTCCTCGGCAGCATCCGGAACGCTACCCGCGCGGTGACCGGAGCTTCGCTCGCCTGCACCCGGAACGGCTCGCGCGCGGGGAGCGGGGTGGTAACGCGAAGCTGACCGTCGCGCAGGTTCTGGCGATCCGCGCGGCGTCGGCCGACGGGGAACCACAGCGCGCCATCGCGACACGGTACGAGGTAAGCCAGGCGACGATCAATCACATCGTGACCCGGCGGAAGTGGGCGCACGTATGAAGATCGCCGCCGCCCAGCCGCGCCCCCGCGTCGAGAAGCCGTCCAGCCCGACGGCTGCGCCCGTGGTCCTCGACTCGCTCGGTTGCGCGAGGTTGGTCTGGATGCTTCCGGCCGGAGAAGCGGCATGGATCGGATTGACGGATCGGCTTCCCACCAACGGAGCGTGGCTCGCCACTCGGCTCAGCGTCACGGCGGAACGGGTCGACGTTGCCACCGCCGCGACCGCCAACGCCCTCCGGCACATCGGTGACCGCCGGCGTGCTGGGGAACCCGTCCCGGCGGCGTGGATCGCCCGGCTGGCCGACCTGGAGGTGGCCGAGCTCGAGGCGCTGATCGCCCTGGATGACGCGGCCGCGGCCGCGTCGGTCTGCCCGGCGTGGGTGGAGGTGGCACCAACCGACCGGGCCGTCCCGGCCGAGGAACGGAGCTGGGTACGGGTCAGCCGCATCCTGGCCCGTCTCCTCCAGCAGGTGGCGGGGATGGAGCTGCCGGACGCGCTGTACGACGAGTGGGTGGCGATGGACGTGGCGCTGACCCCGGACGAGGCGACGGTCGAGACCGTCACCAACAACGCCAGGGCTGCCCTGCGTTGGGTGGTCGCCGCGCATTACGGAGGAGAGACGACGTGAGCGAGCACGCGACCACGCGGCTGACGGGGGACGTCGAGCACGACCTGCCGATCCTGGCCGAGGCGGTCTGCTTGGCCGCCGACGCCTACACCGACTGCTGCTCCGAGTTCTGGGACGACCAGCAGCAGAGTTGCTCCGAGCACTACCAGGCGCTGGAGACGGCGGTGAACAGGTGGAAGGGGTGCCACACCGTCGTCGTGATGCGTCGGCGCGGTGGGGCCGAGCGGCGCGGGGTGGAGCGGTGAGCAGCTTTGTCCGCTTCGAGGAGCAGCCCGGCCGCGTCGGCGCGACCACCAAGCGCGTCCTGGTGACGAGCGAGCGCGCCGGTCACCTCCTCGGCGTGATCGGCTGGTATGGCCCCTGGCGGCAGTACGTCTTCGAGCCAATCCTCGGCACGATCTGGTCGGACGGGTGCCTGGCCGACGTGCGCGCCAAGGTCGCGGCGCTCAACGCCGAGCAGCGGGCCAGCGCCGAGCGGCGCCGGCGGGAACGGGTCGCGCTCGAGGAGACGACGACGTGAGGGACGACGCGGTGGTTGTGGCCGGTGGGGTGCCGGCGCCCTGGCGGGGGACGTCGTGATCGCCGCCCTCTACGTCGAGACGGGTGGCTGCTACTTCGACCTGCCCGGCGTCGACCCGTGGGATAGCCGGCGCGACGCGCGGCTGTACGCGGGGCCGTGGCCGGCCGTGGCGCACCCCCCCTGCCAGCGGTACGGGCGGTACTGGAGCGGTGGGCCGTCGGCGCGGGTGCGGCGCGTCAAGGGCGACGACGGGGGCTGCTTCGCGGCGGCACTCGCCGCCGTTCGGCGGTGGGGTGGCGTCCTCGAGCACCCGGAGGCGAGCCACGCCTGGCCGATGTTCAACCTCAACGACCCACCCTGGTCGGGCGGCTGGGTTGCGGCCGACTGGGAAGGTGGGTGGACCTGCTGCGTGGCGCAGGGGCACTACGGCCACCGCTCGCGCAAGATGACCTGGCTCTACGCCCACGGGGTGACCTTGCCCGAGCTCCGGTGGGGACCGGGGGCTGAGCGCGAACTCGAGGGCGCGCTGTCGCTCGAGGAACGACGACGAGCGATCAAGACGGGGGTGTGCCAGCGGCTCTCGAGCCGACAGCGCCAGGCCACCCCGATCCCCTTCCGCGACCTGCTGCTCGAGATCGCCAGGACGGCGCGTCCCCCCGTCGCGCCCGCCGCCCCCGCGACCCAGGAGGTGCGCCCGTGACCAGCCCCACCACCGGTGACCGGGTCAGGCTCACCACCCTGCGCGGGGTGGCGGCGCCGGCGATGAAGGCCCGGCTGGGCCAGGTCGGCCTGGTGCGGCGGGTCACGCGCCGCGACGGCCACCCGGTCCTCGAGGTGCAGTTCGGGGAGACCTTCGGCGACTGCGACGTGCTCGTCCTCGCCCCCGGTGAGTGGGAGCCCGTCCAACCACCAGCGCAGCCCACCACGGAGGGGCCGACGATGCCGGACTTCACCAGCGCCGTGCAGGCGCGACTCGACCAGCTCGCCAGCCAGGACGCCGCCCTGGCCGAGCAGCAGCGCGGCCTCCAGGCCCAGCGCGAGGTGCTGGGCCGGGAGCGCCGCGCCCTCGAGGCGGCGACGGCCGCCTACCACCGGGTCCGGGACGGGGTGGGCACCACCACCACGACGAGTGGTCGGCCGAGTAGCCGGGTGCCGGCGCACGAGCGGGTGGTGCCGGTGCTGAGAGGGCTAGCGGCGGGAAGTGGTGGGCAAGTGACGCGGGGGATGGCGGCGGCGGCGTTGGTGGAGGCGGGGACCTACGGCTCGCAGCGGTCGGCCGAGTCGGCGGTGGACGTCGCGGTCGGCCGCGCGTCCCACCTCTTCGAGAAGGTCGGCAAGGGCGTCTACCGGCTGCGGCCCGAGTTGGTCGCGTCGTGACCAGCCCCACCACCACCGAGAAACGCTGCAGCAAATGCGGCGTGCTGAAGCCACGCACCTCGGATTTCTTCTACTTCGACTACGCGGGACGTGTGACGGGCTACTGCCGTCCCTGCCACGCCCTGGTCAACCGATCGTATGTCCTGAGCGCCGAGCAGCGGACGATGCACCGGGAGGTGGGGCGGAACTGGTGGCGCCGGCACCGCCGGCCGCCGCCCGAGCGCCAGCGCGGCCTGCGCGTCGAGGCCGCCTCGTGAGCCCCCAGCAGTGGGCCAACTGCCGCGACGTCGCCACGATCGCGCTCCTCGAGGAGACCGGGCACTCGGGCGACCCACGCGAGTACCTGGCCGACTGCCTGGGGTGCGCGATGCCGTTCTGGGTGCGGGTGGGGGGCGCCTACGGCGGGTGCCAGCGGTACTGCGGGGAGGCGTGCCGGCTGCGCTACTGGTACGCCGCGCGTCGGCGAGCGGCCGGGCGGGCGCGGGTGGCGGCGTGACGACGGCGCTGGACGTCGTGGCCGGGCGGGCCGCGTGGGTGGTCGAGCAGGGGGACGTGCTCGAGCGGCTCGCCGCGATGCCGAGCGAGTCGGTCAACTGCGTGGTCACGTCGCCGCCGTACTGGGGGCTGAGGGATTACGGCACGGCCACCTGGACGGGCGGCGACCCGGCGTGCGATCACCTGGCCGTCAACCGGCCGCGCAACGACACGACCAACGGCAACACGGGCGGGCACTTCGCGGTCGGCTCGCGGGGCACCCAGCCGGCGAAGGAGTACCGGCAGCAGTTCCGCGACGCCTGCGGCAAGTGTGGCGCCACCAGCCTCGACCAGCAACTCGGCCTGGAACTGACGCCGGCCGCGTACGTCGCGCGGATGGTCGAGGTGTTCGCGGGGGTCCGGCGCGTGCTCCGGTCGGACGGCTGCTGCTGGATCAACCTCGGCGACTCCTACGCCGGCTCCTGGGGGGCTCAAAGCCGGGAGGGCTACGCCGAGGTGGGCCAGCTCGAGGGTGGGTCGATGCTGTCGGCCCGGCAGATCGCCGCGCACCCGAAGGGACAGACTGGGACCGGGAGCCTCAAGAACACGCCGGGGCTCAAGAACAAGGATCTGGTCGGCATCCCCTGGCGGGTCGCCTTCGCGCTCCAGGCCGACGGCTGGTGGCTGCGCTCCGACGTGATCTGGGCCAAGCCCAACCCGATGCCCGAGAGCGTGACCGACCGCCCGACCAGGGCGCACGAGTACCTGTTCCTCCTGACCAAGAGCGCGAGGTACGCCTACGACGCCGATGCCATCGCGGAGGACGCGATCAGTGGGCTCGATATGGGAGTGCTTCGATCGCGGGTACGCACCGACGGGGAGTTCGTCACGTGGCATGCGCCGTCGATCCAGAAGCGGCAAGACGCCGGCATCGACAGTCGGATCGCCGGCGACGGTCGTCGCAACAAGCGCACCGTCTGGACGATCGCCACCGAGCCCTACGCCGCCGCCCACTTCGCCACGATGCCGACCGCCCTGGTCGAGCCGTGCATCCTGGCGGGCTGCCCGGTCGGGGGCGTCGTGCTCGACCCGTTCGTCGGCTCGGGCACGGTGATCCTCGAGGCACTGCGGCACGGCCGGCGCGCGATCGGCTTCGACCTGAGCTCGGCGTACTGCGATCTGGCTCGAGCCCGCGTGGAGGGGGACTGTCCGATGTTCAACCGGGAGGTGCCGGCGTGACCCTGCCCATCGACCGCGATCGCCACGCGACGCTCGTCCGCGCCCAGTCCCGCCGCAACCTCCCCGACGACCTGGCCGGATACAGGCGGGCGCGCATGGCCGAGCGGCGACGGGCGCGGTGGTGGCGCGGCCCGGTGGCGAGGTGGGGTGTGGTGATCGTGGGGGCCGGCGTCTGCGGTTGGCTCGCGGCGTGGGTCCGATGAGGAGGAACCGATGACCCGCGAGGAAGCCATCGAGAGACTGCGCGCGTGCCCGACCTGCACGCGCTGGATCACGACACCCGACTGCGACGGGTGCTTCGTGGACCGGATGCCGCCGACGCCCGAGCAGGCCATCGCGCTCCTCCAGCGGGCGGTGCGCCTGGGACTCGAGGCCGAGAAGCTGCGGGGTCAACTACGCGGACTGCTCGCGTGAGGCACGCCACTCGTGCCGGCGGTCCACGTTGCCCGAGAAATGGGGCCAACCACGAAAACATCCAATGGAGCGTGCGTATGAATGCTGGCCTGCTGGTACGCAAAATCTGGGCTGTTTCGCGCAGCGGACGGACGTTGACGTTCAACCCACAGCGCCTGGCGGCGACGGCCGCCCTGGCGGTGTGCGCCGTGCTGACCGTGTGGGGGAGCGCGGCGGCCCAGGCGGTGGAGGAGGCGCCTCGGTACGTCCCGGCCGTGCGCGGTCCTCGAGCCAGCTACGGCACCGAGCAGGTTCAGCAGTGGCGCGAGGCGGTGGACGCCTACCCCTGGCCGACCGACACGGCGCTTCTCGTGATCAGTTGTGAGAGTCAAGGAGATCCGGGCGCGATCAACCCGTCGAGTGGTGCGGCGGGGCTGTTCCAGCTCTACTCGTGGGGGTGGCTGGCGGCGCGGATGTTCGGGACGCGGAACGTGCTGATCCCGTGGGTGAACATCGGCGTGGCCTTCGCGCTGTGGGAGGACTCGGGCGGGCGCTTCGGGTTCCACTGGGCAGCTAGTCGGTCGTGTTGGGGTGTCTGAGAAGAACTACCGGGCGTGGCTGCGCGGCGATCCCGCGCCGCCGGGTGACCTCCTCCTCGGCGCGGCCGTGATCTGCCCCAAGTGCGGCGAGCCGGGCACGGTCCAGGTCTTCTGGCCGACGGGGCACACGGTCATCGTCCATCCGGGGGAGTTCCTGCCCGACGGCGTCCAGATGGCCGACACGGGCTGCGTGCTGCCGAGGGGGTCGGCGCGATGACCCGGCTAGGCGCGCGGCGCGGGTGGCGCGCGTGGGGTGGGTTAGTCCGTCGTCGGCGTGCCCTGGTCGCGCAGCTTCAGGGCGTCGCGGAGCATCTGGACGATCTGGCCGTTGAGGCTGCGCGTCTCCTTGGCGGCCGCCTCCTTGACGCGGGCATGCACATCGGGCGGCAGGCGCAGGTTCAGGTTCACGGTCGGTTCCACTCCATCAGTGTAGCTATATTGACACTATACTGGTACTGGTGCTATTATAGCACTACGCACTGAGGAGAACAGCGATGACCAATCACGACCGAGAGATGGACCCGGGCGAGCTGGCCGACCTCGCCCACGAGCGCGACGAGGCACGCGATCTAGCCGACGAGTTCGAGAACGTGGCCGAGGCCCTGCGCCTGATCGCGTCGGGCGTCGGCACCGACTTCGAGGCCAACGTCCTGCGCGGCAACATCGGTGGCAACGGCGAGTTGATCGTCTCGGGCCACCTCGACTGGGATCTGCTGATCCAGTGCCGCGCGTTCACGACCCTGCCCCAGCCCGTCCTCGACGCGATGGCCACGGCGCGCGAGGCGGGGCCGCTGACCGTCGCCGAGGCCGAGGATATTCACCCGACGCGGATCGACCGATGAGCGGGCAGCACACCGCTGGCCCCTGGGACGCCCAAGAGGTCAGCGACGACGAGTGGGGCGTCTTCTTCGATGCGGGCCGCGCCGTGCTCGTCGTCGGTTTGGATGAGAGCGACGCCCGCCTCATCGCCGCCGCCCCCGACCTGCTCGCCGCCTGCGCGGCGGCGCTGTGGCAACTCGACCGCATCGCCGAGTGGACCGACGAGGGCTACCCGCCGATGACCGACGTCGCCCGCGACCTCTACCGCCAGCAACTGCGCGCCGCCGTTGCCAAAGCCCGTGGAGAATCGTCGTGACCCCCACCGAGCTAACCGCCCGCCTCGTCGCCCTGGAGGCCGAAGCCGTCCGCGTCGCCGCCGAGCGCACCCAGCTTCACCGCCTGCTCGAGAAGATTTCCTGTCGCCTGGAGCTGCTCGAGCACGACCGCGCCCGCCGCACCCTGCGCGCCACACTGGCCCTGCCGACCGACGCGAGTGACGAAGCGGCCCTGCGGGGACTGGCGGGCGTCGGGTGGGAAATCGGATGAACCGCATCGTGATCCGCCGCGCGACCACGCGCAGTGGCCGCGCCGGCTTCGTGGCCGACCTGATCACGCCGGGCAGCCCCGTCTTCCCCATCGTCGCCTGGGTCTCGACCCTGGACGAGGTGGCCGACGTGCTCGACCACTACCTGCCGCGCCACCCCGGCACCGCCGTCGAGATGCCTCAGTGACCGAGCAGCAGCTCGCCGCCTTCAACGCGACCCTGGCCGCCGCGCACGCCGAGGCGGCCGAGGTCGGCATCCCCGACGAGCGGTACGACAGCGGCTTGTCCGTCGCCGACGCGCGCGTGCTCCTCGCCGCCTGGCTGTGGGAGAAGTCGCGGGCCGATCGGTTGAGTGGCGAGGTCGAGGTGCTGCGCGCGGCGGTTCGGTCGCTCCACGCGGCGACCGACGTCGCCACCATCCTGGGCAAGCCCCGCTCCTGGTGGTTCGGCCCGTGAGCGAGCAGGAACTGGCCAAGATCGACCGCTTCGCCCGGTGCAACTACTTCGGCTCGGCCCCGGTCGCCAGTGCGGACGTGCTGTTGCTTCTGGCCGAGGTGCGTCGCCTCCGCGCCGGCCGGGCCAGGACGGCCGGCCGGCTGCGCGCCCTGCGCCAACGGCTCGAGGCGCGGACGTACATGCTGACGGCCGAGCGGAACGCCGAGGCGCTGGTCGCCGCCCGCCTCCTCGCCGAGCGGGACGAGGCACTGCACCGGATGCACGTGTTCAACGCCGACGCCGACGAGATGGAGGCCGAACGCAACGCCGCCCTCGCCCAGCGCGACGAGCTCCGCGCCGTGCTGGCGCCGGTGCTCGCCGACCCGTTGAAGGCCGACGCCTGCCAGTTCTGCGGGGCAGACATCCGCGAGTCGTACGTCGTCTCCATGCCCGACTCGATGGGTGGAGGCATGAGGCGAGTAGAGCAGGTCGGTGAGCACGCGCCCGCCTGCCCCGTCCTGCGCCGCGACGCGCTGCTCGGCCGGGAGCCCGACACCTGATGCGCCGCGCCGCCAAGATCGACAACAACCACCAACCGATCGTCGCCGCCCTGGTCGCGGTCGGCGCGACCGTCCAGTCGCTGGCGCGCGTCGGCGACGACTGCCCCGACCTCCTGGTCGGCTTCCACGGCGTGGACTGCACCCTGGAGGTCAAGCGGCCCGGCAAGCGCCCCACGTCCGGCCAGGCGCGCTGGCACCGTGACTGGGCCGGCCGGCCCGTCCGGGTGGTCGAGACGGTCGAGGACGCCCTGCGGGCCATCGGGATCACCGTCACCCAGCAGTAACCTCACAGCACAAGGAGAAAGACCCCGTGGCGTCCAGACCCCCGACCGGCGTCCAGACCCTGGAGGTGCCGGCGCTCGAGCTCCGCACGGTCCACCTCCGCATCGTCGGCGACTCCGAACTGATCACCCACGCCTGGTCCGAGAAGGCCCGCGCCCAGATGCGCGACAAGCAGATGGGCAAGGCCCAGCAGAAGAAGGAACCGAAGAACCCCGAGGAGGAGTACCAGGCCGCCTTCTACCGGACCGCCGACGGCACCGCCGACGGCGCGCCGGCCCTGCCGACCATCGCGTTCAAGGCCGCGGCCGTCAACGCCGCCACCCAGGTCAGCGGCCTGACCAAGACCTTCCTGCGCGGGGCTTTCCATGTCATGGGCGAGCTGGTCGCGATCGAGGGCGAGCCCCGGATGCGCGAGGACATGGTCCGCATCGCCATGGGCACGGCCGATATCCGCTACCGGCCGGCCTTCGCGTCCTGGGCGGTCACCCTCCCGCTGCGCTACAGCACGCGCTCGGTCACCCTCGAGCAGATCATCCACCTGTTCAACCAGGCCGGCTTCTCGGTCGGCGTGGGGGAGTGGCGCCCCGAGAAGGACGGCAGTTACGGCATGTTCCACGTCGAGTCAGCGGAGGAGGTGTCCTAGTGGCGACGTTCAGGGCGACGGTTCCGACGTTTCTGGCGCGGCGGGGGCCGACCGGGGTCGAGGGGGTGCGGTGGAAGCCGTTCACCAACCTGCCCGTCTCGGCCGAGGTGGCCGCGCAGGAGCTCCAGCGCATCTACCGCGAGACGGGTAGCCTCACCCCCGACCTGATCGTGAGCGCCTCGGCCGAGCCGGACGCGGTGCTGCACGACTGCTTCGAGTGGGACGACGACGAGGCCGCCCGCGCCCACCGGGCTGATCAGGCCCGCTACCTCTTGCGCCACCTCGTCGTCGTCTACCGCAAGAGCGACCAGACCCTGACGCACCCGGTCCGGTACGTGATCAACCTGCGTCGATCACCCGCCGACGAGCGGCTCGAGGACGACGAGGATCAGCCCCGGAACACCTACCTGCCGATCGCCCAGGTGATGGGGGACGAGCAGGTCCGGCGGCGCTACGTGGCGCAGGCCTTCGCCGACCTGATGCGCTGGCGCGCCCGCTACCGCGACGTGGAGGAGCTCGCGCGGGTCTTCCGCGCCATCGAGGAGGTCGAGGAACACCTCGGGCGCGGGAGCCTGGCTGTCTAGGTTGGACTGGCTGGCATGGCTGCGCGGGGCGCGTCTTGTCATGGTTAGGTAGGGCCGGCATGGTCAGGCTCGTCTTGGCTCGGGTGGCGTCGCGTGGTACGGCCGACATGGCTAGGCACGGTTCCGTGCGTCGTGGCGTGGCTGGCTAGGCGTGGATGGTCTGGTCATGGATCGGTGAGGCTCGGATGGCTGGCGTGGCCCGGTTGGGCTGGGTGGGGTATGGCGGGGTCAGTCCCGGTGTGGCCGGCAAGGCGGGGCACGGCGAGGGTCGGTTAGGCGGGTCAGGGCTGGCTAGGCGTGGTGGGGTGAGTCTGGGTCAGGCACGTCCAGGCGTGGTGAGGCCGGCGCAGCGGATGCTCGTGCGCGACGTGCTCCGGTGATCGGCCTCACCCCGCGCACCCCGAAGCCCGCGCGGGCCATCGCCGTCCTGATCGAGCTCGAGGGGGGCCAGCTCGTCCGCTTCCAGTTAGCCCGACCCGTCACCCTGCGGGCCGGCAAGGACAGGGGCGTCCTCAGAGTGGAGATCCACGGCGAGCAGGCGTGGCTGACGGCGGACGGCTAAGGTGACGGCTAGGAGGTGACCCGCGATGCCCAACACCGGCGCTGTGCCGTGCGCCCACCCGGACTGGCGCAACCTGGGCTGGGGACTGACCAACGATCCGGGTCGCTACATGCTCGAGTGCCGCGCCTGCGGGGAACGGCAGGTCATCGACACCACCGCACTCCAGGCCGACTTCGACCACGTCTTCGACCCGACCGAGCGCCGGGGGTCCGTGTCGGTGCTGCGACGGCGACCTCCACGCTGACCCGGTCGCGTGGGACTGTGCGCGGGTGACGGAGCGCCGCACCCCGCGCGCCTCCTCGCTGACGCTGGTCACCGACACGGGCGAGCGGGTGGTCCTGAGCGGCCGGCGCGCCGAGATCCTGGCCTACCTGGCGGCCGAGCTGGTCGCCCGCGACCGCCTCGAAGCCCTTGAGGTCTGGTCGCTCGAGCTGCACGTCACCCAGGCCAAGATCCTCTGCCGCCTCTCGGAGACCGGCGTGCCCTGGCGCTTCCGCACCGAGCAGACCGCGTAGCACGCAACCGCGCCAGCGCGTATGATTCGCGCCAGACAGCCCATCCGGCGAGGACGGCTTCCCTTTTTTGGGG